ACTGAGGATGAAGTTCGTAGTATCGCACAGGAAGTATCCAAAGACGCAGCCGTTGAGGCTGCAGAGAAGTCCTCGAACGTCAGGCAGAGGAAGAAGAAGAAGAGGAGGACGAGGAGAAGGCCAACGAGTCCGAGGGATTCCTACGAAGAGGAAGAAGAAGACGAGAAGCAGAGCGGCATGAGCGAGGACGACCTCGCGGCTGCTCTCGCTGATATGGCAGGCGTCGACGCGGATGACGCTCAGGATGCCATTGACGCCCTCCAGTCCAAGGAGAACGGAGAAGAAGAGGACGAGGAGGACGAAGAGAAGGTCAACGAGTCCGAGGATTCCTACGAAGAGGAAGAGGAAGACGAGAAGGCTAACGAGGAAGAAGAAGAAGAAGAAGAGGAAGAGGAAGACGAGAAGGCTAACGAGGAAGAAGAAGAAGAAGAAGAGGATGCCGAGGCTGACAAGGGCGGCTCCCAGTACACTGTTCAGGAACTGAAGGAGAAGCTCCCTGAGGACGTTTTCGACGCCGTACGCGGTTATGTCGGCGAAGAGAAGTCCGAGACGGAGAAGGCTGACGGAACGCATCCCGATTTCGATTTCGACCTCGACGACGCAGTAGAGAAAGCAATTGACAGCAAGCTCGGTACGGCCGGGACGCCTACCGGACCGTCCGGTTCGACCGAAAAGTCATATGATGATGAGGACGGGGAGCAGGTTGGTAATCCCGCCCTTGCCATCTGGAGTGATAAGTAAATGAGTCTAGATTCCAACGAGCAGTATCAGCTCGCGAAGGCACAGATTACGCAGACAACCAAGCTCATGAAGAGCAAGCCAGCGCGCAACTACATGGCTAAGAAGCAGATGGAGCGCGCTGGTGTCGGTAACGGTTATTACCGAACGCAGGCCCGCGGCCCGTCCGGAGAGGATCCGGGCCAGGTCAAGAAGGCTGACGGTTACATCCGTACCATCCACGACATGATTGATTATTACTACGGCTTCGTGCCGGAGTACACCCAGAAGGAAGCGGGTGGCGGCGGTGCTATGTCCAAGCAGGACAACGCCCTCATGTCTGGTGACGATGGCTACCGGAACGTCGTGTACGGTAGCGAGGTTTTCAGCCTGCTCAACAGCGAGGCCAACGTGTTCTCTCTCCTGGAGAGCCGAGCGTGGGTCAAGTCTGGTGAGCGTATCGTAACCGAGCGAGCGGCTGGCGGTAACCACACTCTCGGTAGCGGTGGCCTGGACGAGAACGCGGCTCTTCCGGACACTGACCACCCAGACATCTCGGAGTTCGAGCAGGACCCGAAGACAATCGCTCACAACTTCGACGTCAGTCAGGAGAAGGCTCTCCTCGCAGAGACGGAAGATGACGACATCGAAGACCCGTTCGATTGGCTGCGACGCTGGTACGGTACCGGCACGGAGCACCAGACGGGACAGGGTGAGCACCCGAAGCACATCAACGTTCAGATGGTCACGGACGCGGACACCCCCGCAGGGAACAACATGGAGTCGGTCGACCGTGTTCTCTCTAACGGAGCAGAGTCCGACATCCTGAGTGACCCGAGCGACAACGACGTCTACGGCTTCGACCGTTCCAACAACGAGTTCGAGTCCAACGTCATCGAGAACGGTGGTAACAACCAGACGTTCGTTCTCGACACTCTCGACGACATGATTCGAGAGATTAAGGAGAACTCCGGGAAGCGTCCCGTCTCCGACGATAACTACTTCTTCCTTACTGGACACGATACGTACCAGCGTATCGAGGACGAGGTCGGTGGGAAGGAGCGTCTGGAGCCTGTTCGGACTGCGGTTGGTCTGAACGGTGTCCAGTCTAACCCTGGTGGAGACGTGGGCCTCACGGTTCAGTCCTACAAGGGCATCCCAATCTTCGAGAGTATCGACGTTCCGTCTGACGGCATCAGTCGCGTCTACCTCATCGACAGCTCCACGCTGTTCACGAAGATTCTCCTTCCGACTCAGTTCTACAGCACTGGTACGGAAGTTGACGAGAACCCGTTCGGTATCAACCGGCTCGGGAACGAGGGTATGTACGTCACAATCGGCGAGCTGACGTGCACCAACCCTGCTGCACACGCCAAGGCGCGCGACCTGCAGTAAACATAAACCCCTCCCTCAACCATGAAGATAGCTGAAGTAACGTACGTGGGAACGATGACCTCGAACAAACACCGGGGTCCCTCTGGTGAGTCTTACTACTTCCGCGCACCGCGGGGGCAGGAGCCTCGACCGGAGGTTATCGACAATGTGGACGATGCTCTGCATTTTGACCGCATGGGTTCCCCTTACGAGGTTGAGTGGACTGGAGTCGGTAAAGTCGCACGGTCCGGCAAGAAGCCTCTCAAGTCGCTGAAGAAGATGGGTTACCGTCAGAAGCAGTCCCTCGCTAAGGAATTCGGTATTAAAGCGAACCAGAGCGAGGATGACCTTGAAGATGAGCTTCGTCCAGTCGTCGAACAACTCGTTGAGGAGGAATTCTAAGGAGATAACCAAATATGGCAAGTTACGACATCCAAGACACAGAGTTCCCCGGCGCAATGAAGATGCGTACGGTTGAAGCCACAAACGTTTCTGACGGTGATTCGTTCACCCCGAAGAGCGCTGGCATGAACCGATTTATCTTCGTTGCCGTCGAGGTAACTGATGGCACGGCAGCCCTCGCAGCGTATGACGAGGCGAACCAAGAAATCAACCTGTTCGGAGACGGCGATGGGGCTACGGAAGCCTTCGCCTCTTTCACAGGAACAGCAACAGTCCGACTGACAGCGTTCGGGAAGTGATGGACTAATGGCAAGACCAATCTTAGAGCCGGTCTTGTCAGCGGTCACCAGTAGCGGCGCGTCCAGTCCGGTTGCCAGCAAAGGTCACCCACACATTACGTTGTATGTTGAAGCAAGCAACGTTGATACCGGAAGTGACTCTCTTTCAGTTCAACTTGAAGGAAGTCCTGACGGTGAAACGTGGGCGCCTGTCGAAATGGTAAGCGGTAACAGAGCCGTTATTGACGTTAGTGATGTAGATGTAGATGCCGGTGCCGTATCGGTTAACGGTGGCTTCTACGAATATCTAAGAGCAAACGTCACAGAAATTTCCGACAGCGCTGGTGGTGACCTCTCACTTACAGTATGGATTATGGCAACTGGTAATTCCGGCACTGGGCGCCGGGGTGCAACTCACGGCGAACCATAATCCATGGCCGGGGTCATTGACCTTCTTAGTTCAGCTGATCCCCTTAATCTTCTAACGCAAGTACTAACTCTTATCTACCTTGTCTACGAGACAAGGAGAGGTAAGATTAAACAACTCGAAAATGTCGTTGTCGCTATGGTCACGGTTATCCGGGCCATGTCGAGAACGAATGAAGAGATTGACTCTGCGAAAATAGACAAATATATCCTTGAAAACGGGATAAATCCTGACCATTTTATTGTTACTAAGAACGATAGTAATAATAGGCCAGATGAACAACGTCAGGATGATTAGGGATGTCTGTACAAGAAGGCTTATCCGACGTCGGTTATTGTGACCCCGGAGACGTAGCCGTTTTCTTCGAGCAGTATGACTCCTTTGGTTCGACTACGGACCCGACGAGTTCATACGTAGACAATCTGATTCTTCAATGGTCAGATTATATCGACCAGAAAACAGGCCACGCATGGCGGGCACGGCAGGTTGTTAATGAATTCCACGACTTAGATACACCGTATTACTACTGGGCTGGCAAGCCTCTCAAGTTGATGAAGCGAGAGATTCGAGAGTTTAAGACTGCTCAGGAAAAGGCTGATGCCTACAATCAGCGTAACGGTCTAAGTGAAGGAGACCCGGGATACAAGACAGAGGTAGATTATACCGACGACGCCATCGAAATCTGGCGAGGGAGCGGTTATCAAAACCTGGTGTCCCAGCCATCGTTCCAGCAGGGACGAGATGGAGATTACTGGGTTGATGGCCCTAATGGTATTCTCTACATCTACCGACGTCTTGTATTCCCACGAACGAAGGGTATCAAGGTCTCGTATACCTATGGTCACGGCAACTGGGACAATGATGAAAACTCTATCCCCCACGACATTAAGCAAGCCTGTGCTAAGTTAGTAGCAGCAGACCTGCTCCGGAGCGACCAATACGGTATGACGGTCCCTGGAAATGATGGCGCTCCAAAACCATCCGGCTCTGCTGATGCCTTCCGAGAGGAAGCAGAACAAATCTTAGATAGACGCAACGAGGTGAAAACCTTTGGCACATCTGGATTTTGAAGAGGATGTAGAAGCGGAAATCCTCGATGGATTCAAAGACGAAGAAGAATTCGTCGGAGAAGTTGGAATTGAGATGTACAAAGAAAACACGGAACGTGTACTTAGGCTGATGAAGCGTACTGACAACGAAAAACTCCAGCCTTTGTTAGATGAAGTCACGGATACATACCGAGATGGAGACGAGTACAAGTTCCACGTTGCTCACCCGGCAGCTCCATTCCACGAATACGGAGCATTAACAGCGTCCTTGACTACTATGAATACGTCTGATTATGCGTTTTCCTGGTCCGATGAGAATATCAGGAAAGTAAATCAGACGGTTCCAGGAAAGTATTGGAGGGACGATGGTCCTCTACGCATTCCTGCCCTACGATTCATGCACAAGGCTCGCATGTTAACCATAGGTCAAATGTGGAGAGAATTCAAGAGTAATTGGAGATAATACATGACAGCAATTCAAGCGGTAGAACAACTGCTCGAAGATAATTGGGAGAGTGAAGCAGATGCCGTTGATGGTCGCATCAACGATGTTCCTCAACCCTATATCCTGAGAGAGAAGGATACCGATAGACGTCGTGTGAACCTCCAAGACGGGGACTACATCTTCGTTATTGATGGAGGAAAGCCCGTAATCGAACCCCGTTCTCTTGGTTGGACTGAGGAGAGGATTGAAACGATTGTTGCTCTGGACATATATACTTCCCATAGTCGTGAACGTCTACTGGGAGAAAGACAGAGCGATGGCACCAACGAAGGAAATGTTGGAGAGTCATATGGAGGTCTCGCTGGAGAGACAAAACGCATAATGGACGTTCACCGTAAGGGATTCCAGGAGTGGGATATGCTAATTGCATCAACCTTCGATGACTTACAATCCCAAACGGGCGCTGGTATCTGGAGAGGTCAGTGGGAACTGAGGATGGTTCAGATTGCCAGTAATATTAATGTCGGAAACGACTGCTAATGAAAACGTTTAATTAGTAGGTACATTTTAAATATGTCGAGGAACACAATTTAGACAGACGTTTCCAAATGGACGCAAGAAGACTGAGAAACGCAATCGACGCCGAAGAGGTCCGCCCGGCGTGGATTCAACGCAACCGAGACGAGCTTAGTGAGCTTCTTGACTCTCATGTTCCTCGCGCTAGCGTTGCAGACCTCAACGAGTGGTGGTCTCGCAATAAGAGCGTGGTAGGACGAGAAGTCAATGCAATGCTTGAAGATACGGAGATTACGGGAGATGACGACGAAGGCTTTGAGGATTCGTCAGAGTCCGAAAGCTCCAACGATGAAGACAACTAAAAGGTAACTAAGATACATGGCACTTACAGGAAAAGACACTGGCTTAGTATACCGCTGGGAAGATAGTTTCCTAATGCAGGATTCTACAACCCCCGGCGACTATAGCGAAATTACAGATAGTACGAATAAGACCTTCGGGTCTAACGTCACAATGGGAACCAACGAAGGTTCCAACAACGCTGTACGCCAGTTCAACCCGATGAACAGACAGGCAGAATATATTATCGAGCAGCAGTTCGCAGGCTCTTGGTCTGTGGATTTCACGCTCACAAACCCGTGGTGGATTAAGGCCGTTTACGGGGATGCAACATCCGGAGAAGAGACGAGCGCTCCGTACACTTACACGTACGATGGTAAGTTCCCGGCGCCGATGGTTCTTATCCAGCAGACGGAATTCCCTGATGGGACAAAGAATCACCGACTTTACAAGGGATGTGTTGCTACATCCGCTGAAATCAGCGTCGGTGTAGAGGACACGGTATCTGTGTCCCTCAGTGGAGCATATGCTGATGAGGAACTTATCAAGGATGTTGAAGCAGCGTCCTCGCCTCCCTTCACTACGTACACCCAGCCATCGAACCCAGAGCGTCCGATGCACTTCGGTGAGGCAAATCTTTACGTTGACCAGAATGGAGACGGCGACGTAACGAAGCGCCTCCGCGTCCAGGACGCTTCCCTAACTCTCGAAGGCAACGTCGATATGATTTACGAGCTTGGAACACGGCTCGGCGTCGACTTCAGCCCGAAGGCTCTCGAACCGTCTCTGTCTTACAGCGACATCGTTCGGAACAATTCAGACGATGCTGCGTCTGACGTTCAGAGAATGTATGGCTCGTCCTCATCCACGACTCCGGATGACCCCAATATGGACGATGCTGCTGTTAAGGCAAAACTTGAGTTCGATAATGGGGCTTCTGGGAGCGATAAGAACGCACTCACGTTCACTATGGCGGGTACATTCCTTGACACCTACAGCAGAAACAACGTAGGTGACCCGACAGCAGACATCGAAGGCGACATCGACCGACTCGTTACACGGTGCACCGCAGTAGTAGAGCACAGTAACGATTCAGCACTATAAACGACTAACAACACTTTAAAGCAATGGTTACGAAGACGGTAAATCTACAGGAGCGCGTTGAAGAAGTTGAGAACGAAAGACTGCCCGAAATCTCCGAGCGTCAGGAGGAGATTGTTTCAGAGGCTCAGGACTATGAGGAAGGTGGGGATTCTATTCCTGCCAGCCTTGAAGATGAGTTCGATGAGCTTGAATCTGAAAGGGTAGAGATTTCCGGGGAAGCAAAGACACTCAAGAGAGCAATCCAGGATTGGGAAGGAGCAGAATTCCAGCTACAGGAGCTTACCTTCGGTCAGGTACAGCAAATTAGCGACGACGTCATGGAACAGTCGTTCGAGGTCGACGTTCAGAGTCAGAACATGACTGGTGCTCCCAAACAGGGATTCTATCAGATTGAAGTCCTCCGACGGTCTATTGCGTCCACTCCGCCAGAGGCACCTGATGACCCAGCAGAGTATCCGACGGCTATTGGCGAGTATCTCTTCGAGCGAGTTAACGCTCTTAACACCGTGGGCGACACGGACATGGGAAACTCATCACTGCGGGAGAGAATGAAGAGCAACTCCGGAAGATAAGTGCGGAGCTTATCTACAGAGGGTTAGACCCCGACGAAGTTGCCTTTCGCAACGTTTATGCGTACTTAGAAAACATGGAAACTATGGTAGAACGAGACAAGGAAGTTATGATGGCAGCCATTGCAGAGGTCTTAAACGAGGCATTCTAAATGGCTAACTTGGACCCTAAGGTTTACATCTATGGCCCGTTGAAGAGCACTGATACGAGTTGGGGAGAAGGGTTCCCTGTGTACGCGGGCCAAGAATCTCGTTCCGAGGGGTCTGCAGAACTCAACGTTCAACCAATTCCTTTCTTCGGCTCAGATGAAGCATTTTTAACGGGATTCTTTGCCGGAGAAGACATTAGTTTTACGGGCATAGCGACGAGCAATCGCGTCCTCCAAGATAGGCAAGGGAAAGAGTACAACGTAAATGGAAGTCCCACCATCAATACCAAACAGGATGCCCTTGCAGATTACATTATAGAATTAGAAAGCCTTTGCGTTCCTAACCCGGGAATCGGTTATGTCTTGACTGATTCCATGAGGGGAAGAACAGAATATGACGCAATAAATCCGCTTACAGAAGACGTTGCTTTTGATGAAGATGAAGATGTGCTTGGGAGTGGTTTTATTGTAGAAAGCGTTGATTGGGAATATGAAGAAGCTGCTCCCCGCCAGATTTCCTATACGATAGAAGGATTCAAGTCCGAGGGCGTCACGGAAGACCCTTCTAACAGAGACGCTTACATACAAAATGAGTGGGCGAATGTTGGACGTAGTGATTTCTTCCCGATTGATGAAATCAAACTCTCTGATAAAAACGACCCCGAACAAAAGAATCTGACAAAATACAACAGATTTATTTTAGGAAATGTAATAAGTAAGAGAGTAGAACGCTCTATTGGAATGGAGAGGTACAATATTGCATACGGTGGCTCTGGGAATACCTTGAGTATACCTACTGAGGGAATCCAAGCTAAAATCGCAGTCGAAGGAGCAGTTACAGCAAACGATTTCTTCGATAATCAGTCGGATTTATTCAAGGACGTCTCGGATTCAGAGCTGGAAGGAAATCAATCCAACGAGCCTCTAAAGGAATTTTCAACCGACGTTGTCAATTATTGGCTCGGTAATAACCTGGATATGATTTACGGAGAGTCTATGACGGACAGAAGGTTCTATGGACAACTCTCCAATTTCTCAACTACCTTTGAAGCCGGGTCTCCCTCGCGTATGCTTTACTCTTTGGAATTCGTGGTCGGGGCAACGGACGGTCAATCGTAAACCTACACCCCATTTTTTACATTCCAAACGTATTAATAAGGTCAATTACAATTTTCTATTAACCGCAGATGGTCCAGGAAATAGGTCTTACAGCGAAGATTAAGCCAGAGACGGACACCCGTACTGCGAAGAAGGAAGCGGGTAAACTCAAGGGAATCTTTGAGGATGAACTGGAAGACCTGAACATCGCAGCAGGCATTGGAATGTCTGCTCTGGACAAAGATATGGATAGTCTCCAGGACCGTCTTAATGAAATGCTCGGGGACCAGAGCATTAACATCAAGGACGTTGACATGGGAGGAGGAGCCTCCGGTCTGGGTCTAATGGGCATGATTGGAGCCCAGATGTTGGGAGAGGAAGGAGGCTCTGGAGAATCTTCATCCAAGGAAGAGGAGGATAACGAGCGAGGAGCAGCCGAAGAAGCCCTAAAGGACATGGCTGGAGACGGCTTTGTGGGCGACATGGCTGAAGGATTCCTCGGACCTAAAGCCGGTATGATGGAGTCCTTTATGGATTTCATCCCGGATTCTCTCGCAGGGAAAGGTGGGAAAATGCTCGGACGTCTGGGAGCAGGTCCCGCACCAGAAGAGATTACTGAAGAAGGAGTCAACGAAGGCACTAGGAAAGCTGCAGAAGGAGAACAAGAAGGCAGTGGCGGGTTAGGCGGAGCGCTGGGTAAAGGTGCTCGCGTTCTGTTCCTCGGTGGCCTTGCACTGGACGCTCTTATGTCCATCAAGGATACAATGGGGACTCTCGCTAATTCCAGTCCTCTGCTTGACGGAGTTCTCAATATGTTCAGCGTTGCGATGGGACTATTCTTCCGTCCATTCGGAAACTTCCTTGGTAAGATGTTATACCCTGCGATGGAGTCGCTTCTCCAGTTAGGTGTAGACTTCAACAAGGTATACAGTAGCCAAGGACTATATTCTGCCCTCACATACGCTGCAAGAGAAGGCGGTCAGTTAGTAGGAAAACTGATTAAAGGAGTTGCCTACGATATGGTCCCGTGGCTAATCGGCGGGGTAGGCAAAGGTCTAATGGCTCTCGGGGCAATGCTTATAGAATTCACCAAAGGGTTCTTCGAAGGCCTCGTGAATATGAACTGGGGCAACCTTTCCATACTTGAAAAGATATTCGGAATCCTCAGTACATTCATCGGCGGTCTTTCAGGAGCAAGCGTCGGTGCTGCTATTGGATTTGCTATCGCTGGACCAATAGGTTCTGCTATCGGTGGTGTACTCGGAGGTTCACTTGGAGCGACATTCTTCGGTCGAGCAGGCCAGCAGGTAGGAGAAGTATTAGACTATCTTGGAGACCTCGGGACCGGATTTAGACAGGTAACAGACCCGCTCAAGTCCATGGGAGAGGCGACTGGCATGGTCGCGGGCGCTCTAATGGGAATGTATAAGGGGGCCATGCTTGGAGCGGCTGTAGGTTCCGCAATACCCGGTATGGGTACAGTTGTGGGTGCCTTAGCCGGTGCTCTCGGAGGCGCTGTCCTTGGCGCTGGCATCGGTAAAATAATCGGAGAGGGAATTGATACAATCCTTGGAGGTATAGCAGATGGAGTGAAGGGTGTCTTTGGATATCTCAAAGGGCTTTGGCCCGGTTGGGTAGGACCGGTTATTCCATCCTTCGTTGATTCGGTTGGAGGATGGCTTCAACAGTCACCGGGTCTAATCCCACCCTTCCCGAGTTGGGATACCATTATGGACGCTGCTAAAGGAGGGCTTTCTATTGGAGGTGAAAAGATAGAAGGCCTTATCGACCTGTTCAAGACTGCTATGGCAATCTTCTTCAGGCCATTTAGTCCTCTCGCAGACATCTTCAAGCTGATGTATGTTTCCTCTACGGGGTCTGGAAATACTTTACCAAGGGGAAGTTCTTAGAAGACTTCTTCAAGGATCTCGCAGACCTCCCAGGAGATATTGCTACAGCTCTCAGTGATTCACTCGGAGGTCTTGGACTCGGAGATATTAAACTCTCGCTCCCAGACTTCTCGCTCGGAAATCTACTCGGAGGCTTTGACTTAGGCCAATGGATAGATGACAACCTCAGTCTTGCCGGAGTAGTCAACGCTTTTGAATCTGCTCTTCCGAGCAAGCTAAACCTCAAATCCATCATCAGTGGAAAAATCAGCAAGATTAAGAACCTTGGTTCCATAATCAAAGGGAAATTAGGCAAGGTATCTAAGTTCGGGAAGTCACTCGCAAATAAGATTCCCAAGGTCAGTGTATCTCCCATAGTCACAAAGATTAAGGACGCCATCCCGAACAAGATTAATCCCTTCTCCAAACTGACTCCGAAGATGCCGAAACTCCCCTCCCTGCCGGGAGGCGGTGGTTTGTTTGGAAAGCTCGCAGAAAGCTCGAAAGGAGCCTTCGGAGCCAAAGGGATGGCGAAGGGAGCGCTCAAAGGAGGCATGGCACTCAAAGGAGGAATCGGGGGTCTCCTAAAAGGTGCTCTGAAAGGAGCAATGAAGGGCGGAGGTCTCGGAGTATTCCTTGGTATGCCCGGTGGCGGAGCTGCCTTTGGAGGTGCCGCAGGTGGTGCTAAGGGAGCAGCGAAAGGCGCCAAAGGAGGTTACAAAGCAGCTGAAGACCTCATAGAGAAATTAGGAGGTCTAAGAGATACGGTCGTAGACCTATCTCAAAAACTAAAGAGATTCGGCAGTAAGATTGCTGACATGGTTCCTGGGATGCCAAGCCTCGGAGGAAAGGGTGGGGCGCTCGGTGGCATTGCCAAGAAGATTCCTGGCTTAGGCAAAGCAAAGGGTCTGGCTAAAGGATTAGGCAAGAAGGTCCCTGGTCTTGGCACTCTGCTTTACGGCGCTGAGGGAGCGCTGGCGGCGAAGGATGTTATGCAGGGCAAGACTAAGAACGACGCCGAATCCGGTAAGAAGCTCGGTTCCGTAGCAGGAGGTGCGGCTGGAGGAACAGCTGGAGCTACTATCGGGGGCGCTCTCGGTAGCTTGATTGCTCCCGTTATTGGAACAACCATTGGTGCTGTAGCAGGTGGCCTCATCGGGGATTGGCTCGGCCGTAAACTTGGCGGGTTCCTCGGAGAAACCTTCGGTCCAGCCCTTGGAAACATTGGAAAGGATATTGGAAAGTTCGGTAAAGACCTCGGTAAAGGAACCAAGGATGTAATCAGCGGCATTGAAGACTGGGTAGACGGCATCGCAGAATCCGCCGCTGATTGGAGAGGAGCGGTAGATGACTTCATCGACTATATCGAAAACAAGGGTCAAGACGTTAAGGAAGTCCTTGGAGATATTGCCGGTTGGTTCCGTTCAAAGGGCCAGGATGTACGTCAGACGCTCCAAAACATCTCTGACTGGTTCGCTGCCAAAGGAAGAGCGGTACGCCAAACCCTTCAGAACGTATCTAACTGGGTTGATGCGAAGGGTCGAGTTGTAAGAGATACACTCCAAACAGTCTCTGACTGGGTAAACGCTAAAGGACAGGCTGTTCGTAATACCCTCCAAGACATTAAGACATGGTTCGATACTCAAGGACGGGCCGTGAAGAATGTCTTGATAGACATTAAGACGTGGTTCGATGCACAGGGCAGAGCCGTGAAGAATACCCTTAGCGATATATCCACGTGGTTTACAAACAAGGGAGGAGCTGTCAGAGATACTCTTAGTAGTATAAGTTCCTGGATTAGTTCTGCAGGAAGCTCTGTCCAAGGAACGCTAAATGACGTATCCGGTTGGATTAGTTCTTCGGGACAAGCCGCCAAAGACGCTATCGATTGGGTTGCGAGTCAGCTGGATATAGACCTTCCTGACCCAAGTGGCGCGCTTAATGGAATCATCAGTGATTTCCAGAACTTCGACCTTCCGAACATAAGCCTCAGTAAGATGAAGAATTGGCTCGGGCTGGCTACCGGGGGTATCGTGAGTAACCCAACTCCGGCAGTCGTTGGAGAAGGAGGAGAGACAGAGGCTGTGATGCCTCTCTCCAATATGGCATCCATGCTTAACACCGCTGCTGGAGAGAACGTATACAG